TTATAATAATTTATTACAAATCTATAATAAAATGAGTAGACCAGTAGGTTCAAAGAATAAGCCAAAGACGCCACAGAACAGGAACGGTGTCTATTTGACCAAACTTGAAAAGCAGATTGAGGGTTCTGCAATAACAAGGAAATCATCTCTTGGATGGGTCAACTGGGGAGCAAGGAATAACTATCCAAACCTTCTCCTAGACTTATATAATCAGTCACCAACACATAGAAGTGCTGTGAACTTTGCAATGATGTCAATACTTGGAAACGGTGTTGACTATGAGGCAATGAAAGTGAATGGTGATGAGGTAATTCCAAACTATGCGCAGACATGGGATGAGGTTATCAAATCGCTTGCGTTGGACTATGTTCTATATGGTTCTTATGCGCTTCAGATAATAATGAACAAGGACGGAAAGACATTCTCATATTGGCATATCCCGCTTGATAAGGTAAGGTGGTCAGAATATGATGAAGATGGACAGATAACGTCATATTGGATATGCAGTGACTGGACAATGAGCGGACAATACCCTCCAGTCCAGATAGACGCATTTGATATGCGTGATGACTTCAAGATTGAAAAGGGAAAGCCATATCTTTACGTGTACCGCACTTATTCGCCAACGATGACATATTATACCCAGCCACACTATGCGGCTGCTATAAAGGCAATACAAAGCGAAATAGAGTATGTCAACTATGACTTGAAGAACATTGTCAACGGATTCACACCAAGCGGTGTGTTGACCCTTCCGGAAGTGGAGACTGACGAGGAACGCCAGGCAATCATTAACAACGTCACAAGGATGTTCCAAGGATCTGAGAATGCAAACTCAGTGATGATAACATTCAGGTCAAATATAGAGGACAAAGGCGTTGAATACGTGCCGTTCACCAACAACACTGGAAACGTAAATCTGTATGCCGATGCAAACCAAAGGGTGATCAACAGGATACTTGAGGCACATCAGATCCCAAATGCCGCACTCATTGGCCAGCCAGACCTTAACAACAGCGGTTTCTCATCTGAAGCCGATAAACTTGAAGTTAGTTATCAGCTTTATAACAAGCTTACCGGGAACTACAACAGGATGGCTGTTATCAAGACCGTGAATCAGATGCTGAAGATGAATGGCATTGAAACAGAGATCGTAATGAAGCCATTGTCGTTCAACGATTTCGGTGATGATGCCAACGTAAAGGAACGCACACAGTCAGAAGATGTCGAGGAAAAGACCGTTGATGAAAATAATGTAGAAGAAAAAGTGGAGGAAAAGTAATATGATACAGAGTACAATTATAAATGAGAAATGGCTCAAAGAATTCTCACCAATACCTCTTAATTATAACCTGAAAGAACTTCATAACTATATAAAGCTTGCTGAAAGTATCTGGCTTGAGCCACTGATAGGCTATACCTTCTACGATGAATTGCTTGAGCAGGTAAGGGAAAACAAGCTGACAGACGTTAACTCAACCGCACTTGTTGAAGCAATATACCCATACCTGGGATTCGCAGTGGCATATGAGGCATTACCAATTATGTGGGCACATATCAGCGAGGTTGGGATCACCAAAGGAAAATCAGACAACAGCGATTCACTTGACCTGAAAGATATGACCTATTTCCAGCAACATCTTAGGACACAGGTTGAGGCCAGGAAGGACTATTGCAAGAAGTGGCTTTGCCAGAGGTTTGAGTATTTTCCAGACTTAGATGTATGCGGATGTGGCTGTGACTGCTGCAACAACAGTGCGAAACTCAACACACCAAACCCAAATTATCAGGTGTATAAACCACTCAACAGGAATACCAACCTAAGATAATTCGATTTGAGGTTATTTTTAAGCCCTCTGACGGCTTTTCTCACGTCAGATGATAAACTATAAGGCTCGTAGAAAACAAACGTCTCTACGAGCCTTTATTTTAGTCTTCAGGTGTTACCTTGATCCCCATCTCATCATTAATCTTGGTTAACACGGCACCGCCGTATCCCTTTCCTTCCACCCTGTGTGTGGTGTAGTTGTCAATGTCACCGTCCTCACTTGCCTTGTACTTCTCAATGCAGACGAATGAATCCCCCATCTGGATGCCGAAGGGTATCTCCCCGTGGTCAGCTGCTCTCAGCCTGTTGTCAACGATCTCAAGTCCGGCATCCTTGAATTCCTTGAACTTGACGTCCCTATCAAAATAATATGTTCTCATTGGTATTATATAATTAAAAATCATTATTATTATATTGCAGCTGATGCGAACTCAATATCACTGCGCTTTGCAAGTGGTTTCTCAAACCAATCTGAGTAATGTACCCTGTTGGTGCTGCATCCGTGAACCATTGCATTCCAGCACTCAATGAGTTCATTTGTCCTGGTGACACCGCTTCTCTTGATATACTCCTTGTCGTTTAGGTTGTTCATTGTCTTCTTATAGAAGCCCTTTTCGTTGTGTGCTGTTGAACAGAGCCTGTGGAAAAAGGTCTCAATATAACTCTTTTCAATTCCCATACATTTACAAAGGTAGTAGTAAATTGCTCCGACCTCCTTTGGTTTCAGAATCCTGTCACTCTCCTTGTTGATGCGTTTGCCATAGGCTGCTGCCTCATTGAACGAGCTTTTGTCCTTCATATACTCATCCATAATTGTCATAAGCGATATACCTGCATCTGCCGCTGAATGCCCCTGGTTCTTATTACCCTTCATAAGGTTGAGAACCTCTTGCACAATTCCTGTGGCTCCAGCCGTATAAGCGCCATCAGCCCATTTCAAGTACTGCTCAATGCTTCTCTTTCGTCCGATGTCTATGGTATCGGCAACACTTGGGTCAAGTCCCTCAACAATAACCAATTCAACACTTATGCCACTATCGACAATGGCTTGCAGCCTGTGCTGACCGTCAATCAGATTGCCATTGATATCAATCTTGATTGTTTCTCCGTTTTCCTTCCAATTGCCGTCAACCATATCCTTTGCATACAGTTTTACAGTGCTAAGGTTAAGTTTACGGTAGTTGTAAGGGTTGTGCTCATCCAAGAGCAATGATGCCTCCTCTGGGGAGACCTTTCTTTTTGAAATATGTATCATATGAAAACTGGCTTTAACGCTTGAAGCCATACGTCTATTATCTAATTTCTTATAAAGATTTCTTTCAAAAAAAAAACCATCCTATTCTCACGAACCGGATGGCCGGGTAGACTTTAAAATAGTTTTTAAAAATGAAAAGCCAGCTCGTACCATCTTCACAGACACCGAGGCTGGGCCTCAACAACCAACTGCAAGTCAGCTGGAGGAGGACTTATAAAAAAATAATTTATGAATAAAATTTTAATTCAATTAACCTCCGCTGAGGTCATTGTAACGTATGTCAAAAAGCATTTATTAACATTTATCTCGCTTCCGGACGTTAAGTGGTGGGTGGGACTGTTGCCCACACCACCGTTAAAAGTCTCTCAGAAGGGCTTAAATCAATTCAATCAGTTCATCCAGCAACTCGTCAGATGGGTGATATATTGGGTTAAGTTCCTTCTTCTTCTCCCTGTAGTTATCTTCGTCGATGAAATCAGCCAATGCACGGTTATATCCATAGTCAAGTATAGCCTTGGCTTTGTCCTTGATGCTCATATTCCTTGATATACAACAGTCAAGTGCTTCTCTCACATTGTCAAAGTCAACTTCCTCGCCTTTGTTGATATGCTCCATTTCCCTCAACGCCAACATCATATAGTTGAACTCATACTCTGCTGTATCTAGCATCATTTCACCAATGCCATCTATCACACCAGCTTCACCATTCTCAGAGATTGACCACAACAGTCGGTGTAACAATCCCTTTACTTCTTCACTCATTACTTTCATATTTCTATCTTTTTTTAATTTTATATTTGTTAACATTTATTGTGCCCGCTGATGGGCTAAAACTTGGTGGGTGGGACTGTTGCCCACACCACCGTTAATGGCCTTTTAAAATGGCAGTTGTTACATAAATCATACCGTTCTCTACCCACAGCATAAAGTCTTCGTCTTCGTGGTCATCGATTTTCATACCCTGTTTCTCTAACTCATCGTTGAGGGCGTTATAGAACTCTACTTCATTCTCTTCGATGAACTCCTGCTCATCATCACTGAACTCAACGTCCTTGTACAAAATCTCAGGCACTGCCTTTGCTTTCATCACTCTCTTGACCAACTTGGTCATCTTCTTCAAATCATTCTCTGTCATAATCTTTACTTTTTTAATTATTATTATTTAAATTTATATAAGTTTTTTAAACCCGCATACACACACGAAAATTACCCGATGACCCTCTGTCACCGTCAGCATCTTACCTCATAAGGTTCAGCTTACCAAGCAATTCGTGTGTTATCGAATTACAGGGCAAAGATATAAAAAAAATCTGATCATTCCAAATAATCTCCCAAAAAAGTGCCAATATTTAACAGTCTTTAACAAAAACCGCCTTCCGGAAGCCTTATTCCTCCTTATATTCATTTTTTAATTTGTTCTTCAACTGCCAGGGATCTCTGTTATCTGAGTCCCAAGGAAACCAGGGAGTCCACTCTTTGCCCTCCCTGGTAAAATGCTCATAACGCTTATAAACCATCACCAAGGCAACTCATCTGTCTTATTATTATCTTCCTTGACCTTGGCCATCAACTCTTTCTTAAGCCTCTCAATTTCCCCCAGGATCTCATTTGCGGTACGCTCCTTGGTAGTTGCCTGCTCCTTCCACGTTATCGCCTCAGAGAGCTTTATTAAGGGCTTATTGGGGATTTCTGTGAGGGGTCTTCCCTTAGCCACCTCAATCAATGGCTTGTTGATCTTAAACTTCCATACACCACCCGCTTGCTCCAATGGCTCTATTAGCTTGATGTCAACAAGCGTCTGCACACATTGCTCTGCTACAGCCTGATCAAGATGCATATATTCAGCATTACGCTTAGAGTAGGTTACCTCTCCATCCTTCTGGTATGCGAAGAGAGTTGATGCAACCTTGTAAAGGTCACCTGGCATCAACATCAAAATCTGACTTGGTAAATACGTCTTTTCCACTTCTTCATTTTCTTTTTATTTAAATTATTTTCTTGAAATATATATTTTAATTAATTTTATATATATTTATTAATATATTGCAAAGATATATAAATTATTTGAGAATAACAAGAAAATATTAAATTATTTTTAATAAAATTTAAAAAAAAATATTTAAAATAATTTGGAATTACGAAAATAAAAATATATCTTTGCACTATATATCAATAGATAACGTCTAGCTAACGTTGTCTTTCTTACTATCAGGGCTGGAGGTTTAAGTCCAAACCATTTATTCATCCTCCAGTCCTTTAACTTAAAAATGGTTTGGTTGGACTTAATAATTTGAATAAATGGAAAACAAATGGATCAATACAAGATTGATGTGTGCCTTTCAGAACGGGCATATGATGAAAAACCACTTGGTAACGTTATCTCAAGGATGAGATGGCAGTGCAAGCAGCTGACGATTGAAGAATTCGCTGCCGCAATAGCAGCAGGACACAGTTTCTGCGCATTAATGCAGGATAACAGGAGGAACAGGAATAACTTCGTATGCACCACGATGTTGGTGTATGACATAGACCATTGTGACACCCCTATGGGTGATTACCTGTCAAAACTCCAGCTTATGCCGACGATGGCGTACACATCGCCATCGAACAGGGAAGGGGATTATGGCTTCAGGCTGATATACCTGCTTGACTTCAAGATATGCACACTGGATGAGTATTATACATATTCGGTATCATTCTCAAAGCAGTTGATGATGAAAGATGTGGATGATCACAGTTACCTGGGAGAACAGTATTGGAATGGTAACTCCCATTGTGAAATGGTATTATATAATAATATATTGAAAAAAGATGATATATTAATTGATAATACCTTTCAAAGAAGTTATTCATTCAAGGGTAATAGTACCCTACACTCAAAAGTATCATACTCCCCTAATAAAGAACATCACAACATATTATGTGCGAGTGATACTTTCATCAACGACTATTGGAATCTGTCATTGTTAGATATCCTTACAAAGTATGATTATCCTAACCAGATGAAGACAAATATCGAATATTCAGACGATGATCCGATCATATACTATCCGGAAGACTACATTGAGATAACACGTCCCTGGAAACAGATAAATGGAGAGACATTGAAAATATCCGATGGAAATAACCGAAGGAAGAAACTATATACCAATGCAATACTGAGAAGAGCCATTTACCCTGATATAAGCTTCAACAATCTGTTATATAACATCGTGTGGGAGTTTTATCATTACTATCTCAATGACGGCAACAGGATAGACAAGAAGACGTTATACGACATCGTGAATAACGCTATGCAGCAGGACATAGACCTGTCACGATTGAAGAGTGGCAAACCCAGGTACAAGTTCTTCGTCAATAGGAGATACTGCGAGAAGTACAATATGACTCCACAGCAGGTAATGGGCAAGCTGAGGAATAAGAAGCAGTACATCGGAGGCTTGTATGATCCCTCACTCACAGACAAACAGAACATTGAGGTGATGAAAGAATATGGACTTGATATATCAATCATAACTCTTAAACGATGGAAGAAAGAAAACGGTATTAAGAAATACAAAAAATAATCATTGGAAAATTTGGAATTATCAAAAAAAATTTATATCTTTGCAATGTAATCGAAAACTTCTAAATATTATAATAATTTCTTCTTCATTTCTGCGCTTGGGAGCATCCGTAACTGCTCCCAGCGCTTCAGAAAAAAATAATTTTTAAAAAATAATAAATAATTCTTGATATTTTTTCATTTTTTGTTAATATTTAGATATAAATAATATTTTAAAAAAGTAACAGAAAATGGAAGAAGAAAAATGGAAGAGGATACCAGGGTATCCGATGTATGAAGTGTCCAACAAAGGACGTGTAAAAAGCAACGCATCAGCAAGCACACCAGGAAAGATTCTAAAGAACGTTAAAAATGGCAAGGGGTACTTGGTTGTAAAGCTGGCAAAAGGCAGTTCAAGGGGAAATAACGGATATACTCTCAAGCAGGTGCATCGCCTCGTCGCAGAGGCATTTATAGAAGTACCAGATGAACTGAAAGACATACCTTTAGACCAGCTACAGGTTGACCATATTAACATCATCAGGGAAGATAACTCAATATCAAACCTCAGGTGGTGTACAGCTTTTGGTAACGCCCACAATCCCATAACAGAACAAAATCATAAGGAAGCAATGGAACGACGAAAAAACGAAGTGTTTGTATACGATAAAGATTTAAACCAGGTGAGTGCATTCACCTCAACCCTTGAGGCAGCTCTAGAAACAGGCAAAAGCCAAGGCAATATAGCATCCTGCTGCCAGGGAGCGCTAAGACGATATTTAGGGAGGATCTGGAGCTATGTCCCTCTCACAGACATCAAGGAAAGGGAAGAGCTGGAAGAGAAGATGGAATACCAACGTCAAAAAAACCAGGCCAACACGTATAAGGCGATGAGGAAGTACTACACAAGTGACAAGGGAAGAAAAGCCGTCAGGGAGTATTATATGAGAAATGCTGAGAAGATGAAGGCACGAAGCAAGGCCTGGTACTGGTCGCACAGAGATGAAATACTAGAAAAATACAGAGCAGAAAATGACAGAAAGGGAGAAGAAGAACGAGGAGCTTAGGCAAAAGAAGAATGAAGCGGCAAGGAACTGGTACTATGCGCATAGAGAATACGTCCTTCAACGTGAGAAGGAAAAATATCGCAACAGTACACTAAACGCTCCACCAAAGCCAAAAAAGCCAAAACAGACAAAGAAGAAGCTTACCGCACTTCAGAAAATGATAAGGTTTTATGAGGAGTGGAATTCCAAGATAAGGGAACGCCTGGATAATGAAACACTCGATGACTTCCAGCTATGGGCGCTTAATCTAACTCTTAAATCTAATGAAGAAAAAATAAAAGAATTAAATGGGTAATGTACGAATTAGGATTGACAACCAAGACTTCGAGACGGACTGTACGCACAGAAACAACATCTTTGACGTTAACGCAAGAAGGAAAAATGAAAACATACAAAAGCTCAAAGAATATGTTTACAAAGAATGCAATAAGTCCTGGTGTCAATTACCAAAGCACATAGCAACGATGAAGCGAAGGTACCTCCAGGAACTATGCGAAGCATTGTCATAATTTTACTAAATATTTTAACATTTTTTCAACCGGAGGATGAGTCACAGACCATCCTCCTTTCAAAGAGCAAGTACATCATATAAACTTCATATTTTTTTAAATTTTAGTTTTTATTATTTATTTTTATTTGCACCCACCACCTGTGAAGGCCGTGGGTGTTTTTCATATTGCACAGTCATCATCAATCCCAGCCAACTCCTCATTCCTCTCACGCCCTTCATCCCAATATTGTATCGCACACGATATACCTGTGGACTTCTCAACACGACCGTGATAACATACCACCAGATAGATGGGAAATTCTCCACTCCTGCTTGCCCTACAAAGCCTTACTGTAGCTGATGTAACTTTCATACGGCACAAAGGTACAAAAATAAATTGAAATGACTCGCATATTAACACGCATTTAACATTAATTGCACGCATTTAATTCTTTATTTTCCCAAGTAAAACCGCATATTTTAAATGATAGCCAGGTTCAGAACGGAAACGTCCATTAATATCATAAATGCCTGAAAAACAACATAATAACAAATAACAACAACATATTGCTCGCATTATAACACACATTTAACTTTGAAATGATATTTATATGAAAACGATAACAGATGACTGATCAGGATTTATTTTTAAACTATATCTCCGAACATTACAACGAATTAAAATACAAATACCTTAATTTTTGCAGGGAACACAACTACCAATGGGATGAGGATATCTTCAGTGACACCATATTGAAATGCTATGAGGCAATAAGGAAGAAGGGACAGCTGAATGACACAACACCCCAGGGCATAGAGAACTACTTCTTTATCGCATTCAAGTTGAATATCAAGCGTGAGGGGCAGTATGCAAGGAATCAGAAACGTGACAGGAACATAACCAGTGATGATATAAATGATACATACGAGCAATGGTATAATTCCAATCACATATCTGCGATGGAAAAGGTCAAGTCAGACCTCTTCAAGGATTTCTCAATTCTTTACATTATGATGGTTGTGGAAGCCAATTTTGACCAGGAGCACTTCTATTTGTTCCGAATCAAGACATTGGGCAATCTTACGTATAAGCAGCTGCAAGAAAAGACAAAGATTAAGGCATCAAGACAGAAGGTGATAGACGTAAAGAACTGGTTGAAGGAGAATGTAACAAAAAATGATATCAAGAGGGAATTCACCCAGATATACGGCAACCTGATTGAGAACTAAAGACAAAAATTCGAAATATTATATGTTTATTAAGATGATTGAAGTATTACTGATACTGGCGATATTCTTGCTGGTACGGTTTTTGGCATACTACATCACAGAGGTTAAAGGATTACCACAATGGCTTAACTACAAGCCCTGGAACTGTCAGCTGTGCCTTACATTCTGGAGCCTTATCGCCACATATTTATCAGCTGGTGTAATAGGTCTCCAAATAACTATGATTGGTGGTATAATACTTGCCATTCTCAATGCAATCGCAATGTGGATTGACCAGAGAAACAAAACTGTGACAATTGAAGACTACGACAATATGGATGATGAAAAGACAATTGACTGTGATGAGATACAGATTGATGATGACAATATCATTGTAATAAAGGATGGAGAAGTAATCGATTTGAAAGATTACGAATAATGTATAAAATATAATTGATATGGAATATAATTGGACAAAAGAGGACATTGAATTGGTTGAGAAATTCATTGAAATTAAGAGGAAAGGATATTATGTTGACGGAGTACAATTAACTGAAGCGTATAATCGTATTCTGAATAAAAGAGTTAACCCTACAAATTGTGGAAGTTGTCTAAGACAAAGGACAAATGAGCTTGAAGACGCATTAAACCGTTTTAAACGGCTCTCAGAAGCCACGAAACCAGAAGAGCCTGCAACAGTACCAGAGGATGAAAATAAAGCCGTCAAAACCAAAAAGAAGAAATAATGAGCACGTTTGCTATCGAGCATTCATTGCCGACGTATGAGCAACGGAAGGCAGCAAAGGCAAAGAAAAGCGGGGGAAAGACGCCACTTGCCTGGTTAAGGGCTGATGAGATGGTATCGGAGGTGTATGTGGATCTGGTAAATGGTATGACAAAGAGTGATATCATTGAGAAGATTACCAAGGGGTTATATGAGAATCAGACCAGGCCATTAAGCGTTAGATCTGCTGGTGACTACCTTGATGCCGCATACCGGAGGATGCATTACGACTTCGAGGAGAAGGCTGAGGTATTGAGGGAAGAACTGTACACAAAGCTGTTAAGCCTGTACCACGACAGTGTGATGGCGAATGACAGGAGCAACGCACTCCAGGTAATAGACAGGATAATGAAGTTGACAGGATGCGCTCTTGAGAAAGGACAGCAGAACAACATACAGGTAAACGCCACAAAGGAAGGAATAACCATTAATTTCGGTTTTAAGAAAGACGAAGAGACAACTGATGACAATTAATTTTAACATTGACCTAACACCAAAGCAGCAGGAAGCGTATAATATAATGCACGACAGGGACACGCAGTTCCTTGTTGCCAGGTGGTCACGTCAGTGTGGGAAGACAGTCTTCGCAGAGATAATGATGATTGAATATCTATGCAAGAAAAATACATTTAATGCATATATTAGTCCTACATTCGCACAAGGTAAGAAGGTATTCAGTGAGCTGATGCAACTACTTGATGGGACAGGCATTGTAACTAAGGCAAATGCACAAGACCTGAAGATTGAGACAGTGTATGGAAGCACATTGAAGTTCTTCAGTATGGAGAGTCCAACCTCTATTCGTGGTAATACCATTAGTGGCATCCTGGTGCTTGATGAGGCTGCTTTCTTTCCCGTACAACTGTCAGATGGAAGTGACCCTTACTACAACGTCATCTTCCCTATTATAAAGGCTAGGAGACCAAAAGTACTGGTTATATCAACGCCAAATGGCAAACAGGGTATGTTTCACGATCTCTATATGAACGCATATAACGGTGAGAAGGGGTATCAAGCATTAACGGCCACGATATACGACGATAAGCTGATATCTCCAGAAGAGATTGAGGAATTGAAGAGGGGATATCCGCCACTTGCCTGGTCCCAAGAGTTCTTGGTAGAGTTTCTTGACAATGCATTGACGGTATTTCCAGGCTTTTCAGACTGTTTTGATGGTAAATTCAGTGGTGGAAAGTGCTGGTGTGGCATTGATCCATCGAGTGTGGGTGAAGATAACACCATTTTAACAGTTATTAACGATAAGAATGAGGTCAGACAGCATAAAATTGACGGCACATTGGATGTAAAATACGATAATATTGCAAAATTAATTAACAAATATAATCCAGTTGCAACATATATTGAAAATAACAGCATCGGCGAGGTTATGGCTAATGAGATTAAGAAGAAACTCGCCAGGAAGAGCAACTTCTATTCTTTTGCCACCACTAATGAGAGCAAGAAAGACTATATCTCAATCCTGTCGGTTGATATCGCCAATCGTCAGATACATTTCGAGGAAGATAATAGACTTCTATACTCAGAACTATCCACTTTTACCTTTAAACTGACAAAAGCTGGCAATATTACCTATGCCGCAAGGGATGGGTTCCACGATGATACAGTGACCTCCCTGGGCATTTGTCTACAATGTAGGGAAGACTTCAAGTTCTCAGGCAAACCTAATATTAATTTTGCACTAACTAAATCGAAACTATTCATATAGATGGAAGAAAAAGATATAATCGACTACGGCAGTTGGACAGTTCCCACCAAGTGGGATGACATCACCCTTGATATGTTCGCTGATATCGAGAGATATTACCAGGACAAGGATGAGAAGAAATTTGACATCCGTGATGTTTTACATATTTTAACAAATCATACAATAGATGAGATCAATGCATTACCAGCCGAATTTTTGGACGATATAATGACTCATCTTGTGTTCCTTCAGACATCACCAAAGATTGGAGAGCCAAGCAATAAGATTGAGATAGATGGTGAGACATATCAGGTCAATGTATTTGAAAAGTTAAGGACAGGAGAGTATGTGTCGTTTGATATGGCAATGAAGGCTGATAAGTACGACTATTCCACATTTATGGCGATACTGTGCAGGCGAGAGGGAGAGAAGTATGATTCAAAGTATGAGGCAGAGTTGTTCGATGAGAGGAAGAAGATGTTCGGAAAGCAGCCTGTTACCAAGATAATGCCAATTGTAAGTTTTTTTTTAAACTTGTGGTTCGTATCAGAGAGTCGTTCCCAGTTGTATTCGATGGTGCAGGAAGCAATAAGCCTCACTCAGCAGAATATCGCCAGTTCGGGCAAGATTGGGCCTTTCAGAAGGTTTTATTTGAATTGGCAGATGAGAAAATTGAAAAGGTCGCTGAAGTCCAGCAACAGTACCTCACGGACACGTTCACATTCCTTACGTACCTTATTAAGAAAGGTCAGATGGAAACTGTGGAGGACAAATGGCAGGAAGCAAGAAGGAAAGCAATGAAGGGCAAGTAGATAACACTTGTCCTTTTTTCATATGTTTATTAAAATATTATTACAATATGATTAAAGATGTAATCGAAATATTAAGGAATATATCCCTACGTCATAAAGGTGTTTACACATTCAGGTATCAGGGTGATGATCTGAATAACGCACAGAACAACTTCAGGGGTTATCAGGTCTACGTGGATACCATATCACACCATCAGCTCAATATAACAACGAATATCTTCAAGGCAGAGTTTCAGATATATATCCTGGGACATCCAAATGGAGAGAGTGGCAATACGGTGCTTGATGTGCAGAACAACGCATACACCATTGCCTGCGATATAATGGCATATATTGACACCAAGGAGGAGTTCTACGGCATCCTGAGCGTATATGACTACGACATCCTTACATTGGAAAGGTACACTGACGATAGCACGGCAGGAGTCAAATTAAGCCTTGTATTGGAGATGCCAAGCCCTGTCAATATGTGTACCCTGGATGATAACTTCGATGTCAAGCCACACGAGGACGAACCAGATCACGAGATTGATATTAATACTGATGAGGTCGGTGAGATAGACATAAATCCAATACATTTACCAAGAAATAGAGACTGTTAATATATGGACGCAAGAAAAGCACTACAAGAGCTGGCAGCAATGATAAAGGCTGAGATAATGAGAAGGGTATGGGAAGAGGGTGTTAACCCAAAGACAGGCACCAATACCCTCATATCATCAGACCTTATAAAGAATATGACGGTGGAGGCAACAGCAGACGATGAGGTTGTCTTCACCATAGCTGATTACTATACATTCGTTGTTCTAGGCTGGAGAAGAACAGGAAGATGGGGAGGAGGACTCCCAGCCTTCGTCAATGCCATCCTGAAGTGGATGAGGAAGAAGAACGTCCATTCCAGCAATATGACTGACAACTCCCTGGCCTGGGCAATAGTGAAGAACATATTCGAGGGAGGCATTATGCCACGCCCATTTATTAACTATGACCCCAACGATGACCCTGCAAAGGTATTACCGTTTCTCGATAAGATGGTGGATGCCTGGATGGACGATGTATTCAATAAAATAATTGAAGAGATTGACAAATATTTTACATAAAAAATGGAAATAACATATAACAACAGAAGTTCTTCAAATGCGAGGAACCTGATAACATTCACTGACATTCCGAATATCCTGAAGGTCACAGATGCCAACACTGGGCAGAAACAGAGGATTACACTAGTATTCAACGGTAACCTGTCAGAGTTGCTTCACAGTGACCCGTGGACAATTACCATACAGGGTGACACAATATCATCAGTCAATACATTCGAGGAGGCTGTCAATAAGAGCTTCTTCGTATCAAGTTCAAACAATACAACGGCAGCTAGTGTGGCAAGGGCGTTTAGGAACTGTCCAAACATCACAGTGGCTTACACTGTTCAGCAGTACCAGAACGGCATAATACTTACAGGACGTGAGATAGGCAAGATGAGTACGAGTGTTCAGACCAATATACCAAATGCATACCTGAACGTAACTGTTGAGCAGGGTGCCTCACGGTCTGCACTATACGGCGCAAAGGTTGATGTTGATGTATATGCTGGCTCAGACTACATCACGACGCTTGAGAAGAACGCATATAACGGTGAGGTGGCATTTAATATGTCTCCAGTACTGACAACCATAGCAAAAAGGGGAGAGACACAGCCATATTTGTTCAGGCTCAATACTATAACTGCATCAGGTGGATACAACCTCTTGGGCACAGTGGGAAGCAACTACATATGCCAAGGATATATGTGCAACCAGGGCAACAAGTATCTTACCCTGTCCACCGTGGAGGTACCAGCGCAGAACTTTTCAAGGGGAAGTAACAAGGGCGTATGGAATAACACAATCTTGTATGTCTATGGCGGAAATATTCCTTTCTCGTTCTACACATCAGGAACTGGTGTATCCCATATTGACGTTGTCTACAGGAACAGTGCGTATGAAAGGATTGGGGCATTCGACTGGAACGATCCTGAAGCACACGCACACGGAAGCAACTATCTTGTTGATACATACATATCTCTTACCGATATGCCAGTTGACACGTTCTATGTGGATGTCAAGTTCGAGAGCCAACCAGAGTTTGTGAGGTATAACGTGATCAAGCCATTGAAAGCAAGTGAGTACTATCAGAGGATATTATGGAGAAATTCATATGGAGGTATCAGCTTCTTCGACTTTACCGGGGCAAGATCAGAAACAAGGGACTTGAGTGTAACAACGTATCAGAAAAGTATATTCGGGTATTACACCGACACGATGAACGAACTTGAGAAGGTGTACGACAATGAGATTAAGTATAACGTCACCCTGAAGTCTCATTTGTTCAAGAACGATGGCAAATACATATTCAACGACCTCGCTCAAAGTCCTGATGTATGGACTGTCATCAATGGGCAGACATATGCGATAATAATTGACAATATATCTGTTGATGAATTATCTGACAGAAATAACATATATGAGGCAACCGTAAGGTATCATTATTCAATGGAACCATCAATTTTGTAAGATATGATATACAAAGAACATTACATAGAACTATTCGTCAATGGCAATCAGGTTGACCTGGAAGACCAGAAGAGCCTTAATATGAGGTTCAACAATGTATTATATGACCCAACGAAGATAGCCAGCACGCAGTCTGAATATAGTTTCGAATTCGAACTTCCAGCAACGCCAAATAATAACAGGATATTCGACTACGCCAATGATTTGTCAAAGCTTAATAAGTTCCATCAGCGTTACAGTGCAGAAGTTTACGCTGATGGCACTAGCATATTCAATGGTACTATAACTCTTAATTCATATAAGGATAAGAAATATCAGGTTAATCTTGTGTCTGTAAAGATATATTCACTGGATGACATATTCGGTGATATGACGATGAATGAGATAAAGTGGGAGATGCCGTTTGAGGGAGGGGGTTCAGCACAGTATTCTATTGACTGGTACAACGCTACCACGAACCCTGATGCAGTATTTCCGTTGATTGGTTATGGTGTGTTCCAGAAAAGCCCTGTCAATCCAGATGATTCGGTGTCAGAATACACGTCAAAATATATTATTGACCAATACAATAGGTGGTATGTGGAGTCATTCTACCCTTCCCATAACGTGTTGAAATGCCTCAAGAAGGCTTTTGAGACAAAGGGATATAACGTGATGGGCGATGTGTTCACGAATCCCTATCTGAAAGAAATATATGCGTCCGTTAACCTTGCTGATGGTCAGGTTCCTCAGTATAATCTTGGAAACCCGAAGTTCGGCAGTGTTGACATATCTGCCAGCATTACAACAAACAGCACAGGATATGAACAGGAGCTTCATTTCCCATACTATAGGGTATATGCCGTAGGAGCGACCTCTGAAGGCATTACAAGCCAGACAGAGTATAATTACAGCAACATACAGATATATGACATCCTAGCCTCCGGAAACACACCCACAGTGGCTTCTGCCAGTTATATGTACCAGCCAAACGAACATTTGATAGTGATACCTTCCGATGGATGGTATAAGATAGAGCTGACGGCGGATTCAAGGCTCAATACTACTGGGACGATAACGGCAAAGCAATATGTGGTTGATATGGTTGAAAGGGAGATGAGAGAGGTTGACCTGGACTTGCCAGTTGGATTCGATGAGATAACCCCTATTGAAATCCAGCTTGTCAGAAACTATTCAGATAATATTGAGCTTATCAAGGGAAAACATAATAAGAAATATAATAATGGAAATCCGCTTGATGAATATTATTATATCAGTGGAAGAAGGTATGAAAACGTGGTTCAATGGGACACCTGTTTTCCGCACGAAGACCTTTATAACAGTATATTGCCAACGGAGAAGAATGACTTGACTTTGAGAAACACACACAGTGGTCTTGGTGGTAGAAGGACTTCGGAGGTTTCCAATTTGACTCAGGATGAGGACGGCAACTGGACAAGTGGCAATGATGACACAAGTGGTAGCGGAAACTTTAGCGGATATAGAGGCAACCGTGCTGGTACAAGGGGTGACAGGGAGACATTTGGCGGGTCATCCAGGAACTATGGGACTGGAAAACTGGGTTATGTATATAATGACCGTGAATTGATGGCATATGATCAGGTTGTGTCCCCGACGTTCATTTGTGGCCTGTCAACGATGTCAAACGGCGTCTCAAGCGTTATGAAGAACGGATATTCCTGGTCTCCGATGACATCGGCCAAGAACGAGGTGTTTGCTCCTGTGATTGGATATTCGTTTATGACACGCAATAATGATGCGATATCGTATTCTTCAACCACGCATAACTGGAATACATACATAAACACTCCAATATCGTATTGTAATTCGACAAAAACGTCGATGAACGGATATGTGAGCTGTATGGTATGGCTCAACAAGGATGATGTATTGAACCTTGTGGCAGTCCAGAGGGGTTATGATAACGTTGCTGGCAACAATGTGAACTATTCAACGACAACCAACGTCAACCTGAAGATAACGGCATTTTCCGATAAGACTTATGATATGTTGAAGGCTGCTCATACCAACAGATATGACGCTCCTGTTGAATTCAGTGACAAACTTAATCTTGCAAACTTCCTCAACAGGGAGAAGAAGGTGAGCGAATGGGTGCAGAACGTGGTTGATGCCTTCAATATAGAGCTTACACAGAGCGGCAACAATGTCTTCTTGAATACCACAAAGAAAAACAATGGTGTCCTTGCTGCCGTAGACCTTGATGACAGGGTTAATCCTGATAATTCAGAATCATCAGTCATAGAGTATCCTAGGAGTATGGCTGTGAAATATAAGATAGATTCTGATGAATGGGGTGCTGAAAGAAGTGCTGTGGAGGCTGCTGGAGGTGATGAAAGCATACTTAATACAGACGAGTGGAAAAAGTACATAAACAGCGGCTATACTATCATACAATTGAATGATGACTCATATGCCACATCAACATCAGAGAAATCATTGCAGTTCTCATATACCTGGTATCAGAATTATAATTGGTTCCCTGTGAATGAGAACTTTGAGATTGCCGCTGGCGCTCTAGCCACGCCGATAAGGACTCCAATCATATCAAAATACAGTTATATGATAGACGGATATGACTACGCTGAGAGTATGAAACACGACGGTTACGGACTATCTCAGAGATTCTGGTTCAGACCGCTTAGGACTGACTGCTATGTGTATACAAGGACGTATCCGGTGGAGAGGGTGCAGATATATACGCCAAGGAATGAGTATGAAAGTCTGAATCTTTCTTACAAGGATACTGAGAGGAGTCTTCTTACTGACTATTTTAACATCAGCGCTTATCTGTCAGCTAATTACATTGAAATTGACGTGTATCTCAGTCCTGATGAATATAACAGGATTAAGAGCGGGTCTTTGGTACACGTTGATTCTGATTTGTATATACCAGTGGAGGTAAATGGATATGACCCGTCTGGAAACAATCCAACCACTGTCAAATTAATGAAAAAGGTTAACTAACGTTAGCCTTTTTTTCATATGTTTATTTAAATTATTATTACAATGGCTAATACAAAGGAATATCGTATACAGATAAATGGTCTTACAGAGAGCATTAATGCTGTTGATTCATTGAATAAGCAACTGGATGCTCTTGAGAAGAGGATAAATGCCATCAATGCAATGAAGGTGACAACACCTTCAGGAGGTGGTGGTGGTACTACTGCCGGAAGAACCAGTGCTAGGTCTACTCTTACTGAGGAGCAGAAGCTGGAGAAGCAGATTGCACAGATTGATGCCAAGCGAGAGGCTTACAGCAAGGAGATATACCAGAACTACCTTGCTGCAAAGGACGTGCTTAAGGAGACCGTAGATGATCAGAAGCAGATTGCAGCCCAGGAAAGACTGCAATCATCGGCGTATACCAACACGATGCAGGGATTGAAGCAGGAACTGGCTGATGTCAAGCAGGTAATGCAGACAACTACCCTGGATTCGGATATGTTCGGAGAGTTATCCGCAAGGGCTGATGAGATAACAAAGAAACTCAAGCAGATAGAGGAAGCCTATGGCACGTTTGGCCGCAACGTGGGCAACTACAAGAGCGCATTCGAGGAACTGGGCAAGGTTACAATTACCCTTAACGGTGTGACACAGGAGTTCGACAACCTGAAGCAGGCTCAGAAGGCTCTCAGGGACGGTATGGGTGTGCTTGAGGTGCAGGGCAAGAAGGACACTGCTATGTACCGACAGATGGAAAGGGAACTTGAGAGGGTATCCAAGGCACAGTTGAGGCTTAACAGCGCCATAAGTGACGCAAAGGCTTCATCAAGGATAATGGATGACCTCCTTGACACCTTCCAGTCAGTAGGAGCATTGGGACAGATAGGACAAGGTTTCTCCACCCTGTTTGGTATAGATGACTCAGAGATAGAGAAGCAGATAGCGAAGCTGGTGGCATTGCAGAACGCCCTCCAGGGTGTGGAGAAGATACGTCAGCAGATGAATACTGGTGAAGGTATTGGAAAGATATTCGGATCAGCATCGAAAGAAGTTGACAAATTCGTAGCAAAGCTGGCAGGTGCGGACTTTAGAATGGGCAAGATTATAGGCAGCACCAAGCAGGCATCAGTGGCGCTTAACGTGTTCTCCAACGTCCTTAAGGGTATTGGAGGCATAGCGATATCTGGAGGCTTTATGCTGCTTACCACGATGATAGGAAACCTTGTTGATAAGTTCAAGGAATGGTACTCAGGAGGTATGGAAGCAGGTGATGCCACCAAGATACTTGAGAGCAGCGTAGCGGCACTTGATGAGACCACTGAGAGGCTCCTTGAGGAGGATACTGAGAACTACTTCTATAACCTGGGTAATGAGTCGGCACACGCAAAGAACCAGATTGAGATGCTTACCAGTAAGGTATTGCAGCTTATAGGTGCTATGCACGATCTCAACGATATTGATATCAAGAAATTCGATGAAACCAGTTCATTATCATTAATTGGTACCAAATCATTGGAAGACGCAAGGAAGCGCTTCAAGGACATAGCTGGCGAGATTGAGAACCTTGAGAAGAAGGCAAAGGATTCAGCATTCGGAGAGACAATATATGGCTGGTTCAGTGGCATTAACGGGCATAAGAGAGACCTTAAGGAGTTAGGCACCATATTGGCAGGAGACTTCGTCGCAAGGGCTGAGAGTGCAATACAGAAGGCAAGGGAAGAGACCCTTAGACTGGGGTATGTGACAAAGGATACCGCACGTGAGATAAAAGACCTCAAGAGGGAGATGAACGAGAACGGTACGACCAAGGGCGTGCTTGACAACATCGAGAAATTCTGTGATGACAGTCCAAGATTCATAACCCAACTTAATTCGGTAAGGGATGGTATAGTAAGGCTATCAGGCGCCATCAACACTGTTGACCCTTCAAAACTTGAGCAGTATATCATAGATGGTATGGCTGATTCGGAGGCGAAGATAAGGAAACAGAACGAGCTTAACAGGAAGAAGGAAATTGAGAGCGTTAACTTCAATCCTGAATATGTGGAAGCCATAAACAAAAAATATGACACCGAATTGAAGGAAAGCCTCAAGGCTTACAGGAAGTCCAAGAAGCAGGAGACAGACCAGAAGAAGAAGGAAGAGAGGGATGCCCAGAACCAGATAAACGAACTCAGGATACAGTTAATGAGGGAAGGCCTGGCAAAGGAAATTGCAGCCCTTGAGGAAGAGAGGAGACAGGCTCTCAAGAGGATACAGGACGAAGGTGTAAGGGTATCTGAACTATCACAGCTGACCCAGCAGGTATATGACAAGAGGCTTCTTGAACTCAAGAGGGACTGGTCGTATGATATGGAGAAGGTCTATGTCGATATGTATAAGAAAATACTTGACGCCCAAAAGGATGCCTATGACAAGATGCAGGACAATGAACTTACCGATATCGGCAATAACCTGCAACTAGACAAGGATAACGCCTGGAGAGGCATTATAGATCCTTCCAATCCTAATAATATCAGTGATAGAAACAGATATTATGATGAATTAATCAAGATTGAACTTGATGCATATCACAAGGAGCAAGAGATAAGAAGACAGAGCATTGAGGACGAACGCAAGTATAACGAGGACGAGGAGAAACTGAGACACGACAGGATGGTCGATATGAAGACCCAGAACCTGGTGATGGAGGAACTCAGTAAAAACACGTCACCTGAAGGCGTTGACTACTCTTCAATGGAGAAGGCACTACAGAATGAACTGTCAAAGCTCAAGGGAGAGATTGTCGATGAATACAACAACGGCAAGATAGACTTCCAGCAATTCGTGAAACTCATTGAGGAGGAGCAGAAGGCGCATACCAGCACTATGGAAGCCCTCCAGAGAGAGTATAACACCAAGATTAATACCCTTACGAAGGAAGGACTCGACAAGAATGCGCAGATATACAATACGTATTACACCAACCTTCTATCAAGCGTAAGGTCTATGCAGGATGAGGTGGCAAGGAATATGCAGAGAACCCCTATCAAGAACAATGACTGGGGCGTGGTGCAGATATCCAGGACGAAGGAGCAGTACAGCACCGCATTGGATGCATACAGGAACATATCCGGTGAGATTGTAAGGATACAGCAAGACCTCAAGAAAGACCTTCAGGATGGTAATATCAAGGAGGAGGACTTCTTTATGAGGAACAACGAGCTTGAGGCTATGAAGAAGTCAATAAACGACGCTACCAAGGAGATTGTGACGAAGCAGAAGAACCTGGTGGCAGACTTCCTACAGTCAATGCAGCAGTACATACAAGCCGCAATGGACTCATTCAATACCATTATGCAGGCAGTATGGGAGGCTCAGGACAACCAATTCGACAAGGAAGCCGATGAGCTTGACAAACTCAATGAAACGCTTGACAAGAAACTCGATGAACAACAGGAAATCGTAGAGAAGCATAAATCCGCCATAGATTCAATAGAAGATGAATTGGCAACATCAAGGGGCGATAGGAGACAGCACCTCATAGATCAGCTCAATGCTGAGATGACTGCACAACGAGAGGCACAGAAGCAAGAGCAGAAGATCCAGAAGGAAAAGGAAGCCGCACAGAAGAAGCAAGACGAGCTTGAGAAGAAGAGGAAGAAGGCTCAGTACCACAGAGACCAGATGCAAGCAATCGTGAACGGTGCAATGGCTGTTACGTATGCAGCTATGAATACCTGGCCAATACCTGCAATTCCTATGATGGCTCTTGCAGCAGCAACAACAGCAGCGCAATTGGCTATTATGGCTAGCAATAAACCATATGCGAAAGGTGGTCTGTTAGAGGGTAAATCTCACGCACAGGGTGGTATACCTATCCCAGGAACGGGCATCGAGGTGGAAGGCAAGGAATATGTCATCAGGAAGAAATCTACGGCTCCTAACATAGATGTATTGGATTATATCAACAAGAGTGAGAGGAAGCTGACACTGGATGATTTCATCGACTTCTATGCTTCAGGAAAGGCAAAGAGAACGATAAACTCTATATCGCCAAGCAGACACTTCGCAGATGGTGGTACAATACCAAGCCTGTCAACTGACATCGACATCAACGACAGACTGCTGAATACAATGGAGGCATATGCCAACAGACCTGTGGTTGTAAGCGTGGTGGATATCAATAACAGACAGGCGGCGGTAAGGAATGTACAGGTACTTGCTGGTATTGAAAATTAGTCTACATCCATATGTTTAAATTGAATCTGTTAATTCCATAGGTTCATTTATCTGTTTTTAGTTTTTTACGTTATTATCTGTGGGGGATGCCTATGGTATCCCCCTCTTTCGTTCCCATATGTTTAAATAAAAGCAATAATTCTGATGAAAACAACTTGGAAAGACCTTGGAATCAAGGAAAAACTGGCTATGGCCAGTGCTTGTCTAGCTTTTATGGCGGGATGGGTTTTGACTGGTTTGGCTTGCTTTGTACCACTTTTAATAAGTGAGCAAGGCATATTATGGATCCTAGGGCAGAGCCTTATATATACAGCCTCTGTATTCGGAATCTCAGCCTATTTCAAGAGCGAGACGGTACAGATGAAGAATGATGTTGCACGCCATCTTGAGAGGGTTGAGCGTATGCAGCTTGAAAGGATGAAAATAAAGAACGGAATGGATGTTGACGAGATACCAGAGGATGAAGAATAGTGTTTACATTTTCATATTTTCGATGATAATAGGCTTCGTGATAAGCGGACTGATGTTCAGAAAGTGCAATAACACGCCTGATGTTATCAAGATCGACACCATCACGAAGACGGATACTTGTTGGCGTGATACTGTCATAAAGGACACGTTATTTGAACCGAAATACATCATTAAAAAAAAAGTCGATACGGTATATACCAAAGGCGGGGATACATTACATCTTGTGACTGAGCAGAAGATGTATGAGAAGTCCCTTGTGAGCGACAAAGACACCTGTGACCTTCAACTATACGTCTCAGGTATAAATACAGCCTTAGACAGCCTTAAAATGCGCTTAAAAACGCATTCTGTGACCAATACCGTGGAGATAACAAAGTATGTGGAGAAAAAGAAGAGGTTCTACATTGCACCGTCCGTTGGTGTGGGGTACGGTTTCATCGGCAAGAAGCCAGATGTATTCATTGGAGTCAGTTTTGGGGTTAATTTATAGGAGAAGTGAGTAATGAACGGGATAGGGATATATAAGAACCCTCTGTGTGACCAGTATGTATGCCCAGAGGGTTATCATTTCGTAAGGAATGGGGAACCATTGGGCAGAATAATATGGACAAAGTCCACTGACGGCTATTATACTGAGAAGGATGAAGATTAAATTGATAAGGAAATACTTCAAGGACACCTATACAATAGGCAAATTGTACATCGATGGAGCATATTTCTGCGATGTAATTGAGGATAAGGACAGGGGGTTGTATGACTCAATGGGTACTGGTGAGGTGCTAGCCACAAAGAAGTATTGCGAGACGGCAATACCTTACGGAACATACAAGGTAAAAATTACCTACAGTCCAAAATACAAGAGGAATATGCCGCTGTTGCTCAACGTCAACGGTTTTGAGGGTATCAGGATACACAGTGGGAACACCGCTAAGGACAGTTGTGGATGTCTCATCGTTGGAAGGAACACGAAGGTGGGTATGGTGACAGAATCCAGGGTTACGTACAACAGGCTGTTTGCCCTTATGAAGGATGAGAAGGATATAACAATCGAAATTACAAAATAACATATGTTTATTTAAAACATTTTCATATATGGGAAAGAAAATAAAGAAATATAAGGTTGGCGTTGACAGCGAGACCTATGCAATATCGTTAGTAGAGGAACCAGCCATTGAGGAGACATTGGTTGCATTGTCTGATCAGAAGGAAATCAAGGTTCAGATGGCAAACGAGGAGAAGCATATGGTTTATTCGGCTGTCTTGGTGCCTGACAAGCCTATATACCGCAGGAACGATGAAGGTGAGGAGTTCTATGTCGAGTTCACCAAGGAGAGCATAGAGAAGATGTCACAGCAGTTCCTGAAGGAATACAAGCAGAATGAGATAACGCTAGATCACGAGACAATGGCATCCGACATAACAGTTGTTGAAAGCTGGATTAAGTCAGACCTGTACAAGGACAAGTCCGTTGCTCTAGGTCTTAATGAGAACCTTCCAGTCGGAACCTGGTTTGCTGGAATGAAGGTGAATCAGATTGACGTTTGGGACAGGATTAAGAGCGGGGAGCTTAAGGGTTTCAGCGTTGAGAGCCTTATCAGGCTTGAGGAATTTGGAAAACAAAAAGAAAATAATATGGTAATAGATGAAACAAATGAGATGGGATTCTGGAATAAGATGAAAGAACTCCTTGCTGAGGCATTCGGCAAAAAAGAAGAAGAGGTTCAGCCTGAACCAAACACTATTGAATCGACTAACATTGACCTTGAGGAGCAGACACCTCCAGCTGAACCAGTGGTAGAAACGCCACAGGAGGCTCCAAAAGTCGAAGAGCCTGCACCTGTACAGGAAGAGCCAAAACAAGAGCCTGTGGAGCCTGAAAACAAGCCACAGGAGGCTCCAAAGCCACAGGACAACCACCTTGAGGAACTTGTCAACAGTCTTAAAGAGGAAATAGCGGCACTCAAGGAGATGAACACTGGTCTCCAGGACAAGATTAAGGATCTGGGCAAACAACCTAGCGCAGCTCCGATCAACACCAACGCAAAGCCTAGTGCGGCAGACACATACAGTGCCTGGAGGGAGAAGATGAGAGGTATGCTATAAGACCTGCGAAAATAACAATATGTTTAAAATAAAAAGAAAATAATAATTCACATAAATTCATAATTAATTATGGCTAATTTCATAGATTTATCAAATTTGACATACTGTGGAAAGGAAGCACAGGAGATATTCAGTAAAGATATTTACGACATTGACCTTCGTCAGTATGGTATCACCTTTATGGATGGTGTTAAGGGAAAAATGAAGCTCTACAACGGTGAGATTGGCGATGCTTGGCAGCTCTATACCTGTCCATTCACCCCAGCTGGTGCTGCATCTTTGTCAGAATCTTTCATCGAGCCAGCAGCTATAAAAGTCAATCAGGAAAATTGCTATGACACATTCTGGAACACATTCTTGGTAGACCAAACTGAAATCAGCTTGAGAGGCGGAATCCCTTCAAGTTTCGGTGAGTGGTATTTCGGCAAGCTTCGTCAGAAGATGGCTAAGGAATATCAGGAGATTTTCTGGCAAGGTGACACTGCAAGAACTGCTACTGCAAAGGTTTACTTGAAGGCTACTGACGGTGTTGAGAAGAAACTTAACGCTGATGCTGGTGAGAAGGTTACTGTAACCGCTTTCACTGTAGCTAACATTATCGCACAAGTTGAAGACGTTATCCTCAAGGGTATCGAGCTTGCTAACACCAATGAGGTTGACACTGAGGGCTACAAGGTGTTTATGAATCACGCTGACCTGAGAGTGCTTGAGATCGCACTTGGTAAGCTTTGCTGCGGCAATTCTACCACTGACAGGTTCGCTAACTATGGTCGTGAGAACGGACGCATCTACATTATGGGTTATGAGATTGTACCTACAATGCAGTCTAAGAACACCATCATATTTGGTCCTGCACGTAACCTTGTTCTTGGTTATGACACATTCGATAGCCACATCGAGTACAAACTTATTGATATGCGTGAAACAACCGGAGATAATATGTTCAGGGTATTGGCTATCTCTAACATCGCTGTTGGTATCATAATGCCAGAGTTGTTCGTATATGCAGTCTAAACATAGGCTCATTTGTCTTTAGTTTAACATATCCTGGGATTGCGGGCAATGTGGCTCGCAGTCCCTTCCAAAAAAGAAGAAAATAATTCAAACAAAAATCAAAATATAATATGGCTATTTCTTGTTCACTTAATAAGGATTTGCTTCGTACAAACACGTGTGGATACTCACTTCCAGAAGTAAAGGATATCTATCTTGCAAACTTCAGCGACGTGACTTCAGCACCTGTTGAGTATGATTGCGAAAGCGGTGTAAGTGTGACTGCTATTACCCTTGCAAACTCTGCAAAGTTCTATCACATCGAACCTGCTAAGAATTCAGTTACTTTCACAGACCAGTTGGTTGTAGAGGACAATGGTAACAAGTACCGTACACATACGATTTCCTTCAACCTGACTGGTAAATATGATAAGGATATGGTATGCCCGGTTGATGCTCTTGCACTTGGACGTTTCTTCGTTGTTGTTGCAACAGCTGACGGCGAGTATCTCGCACTTGGTAGAACCGTAGGTCTTGAGGCTTCAGAGCAGAGTGTTGCTGGTGGTGGAGACACCAACGGTGTTACTGTTACACTTTCTGGTAATGTAACTGAGACTGCTGTTCCTTTGAATGCTGCTGCAATTGCGGTTGTTAAGGGTAACTAATCCTGACAATGGATAAAAAAAAAGAGAGTAGAAATTTCCTACTCTCTTTTTTTTGTCTTCTTCGGTTTGGCTTCAATCTCATCTGGGTCTTTCCCCAAATTGTAGAAGGTCTTGAACCTACCAGCGGCATCATACTCCTTCACCAGGTACACATAGCCGTTCTTTTTTTCGATATATTCCATATTTTAATATGTTTATTTAAATTAATTATTATATTTTTAAATAATATTAATAATATATTATAATATTATAAATTAAACATATATAATGGCAAAAGAATGCAAATATTATAAGCAGAAGAAGCAGGTGAGCTATGATTGCGAACAGACCTGGGAAGATATAATTCCGTATCAATATCAACGAGGCGATTTGTATGAGTCGTTATCAACTGATTGTGGATATGTTCAACCTTTTTTGGGTAAATTTAAAGCTATATTTAGAGATGGCAGCACAGAAGAAGTAAATTGTAACAATATATCTACGCTGCGTGAGGAAGATACAAAACAATCTCATAAAACAGGTATGACTGAAGCATATATCGGTAGTTGCGTTAGAAACATTGGTACTTATGCACTTGCAGGTTTAAGTTATCTTAATAAATTAAACAGCAATGAAGAAGCTGTCTTTAATATCCCCAAAAACGTAATAAGTATCGGCAATGGAGCCTTTGCTGATTGTTCGAATTTTGAAACTTGTATGTTGCCAGATAATCTTTTATCAATTGGCGCTTGTGCTTTCAGTGGGTGTAGTAGGCTTGGAAATATTAATATTCCATCTGGCATAACTAAAATTGAAGATAGTACTTTCTGTTATAGTGGACTTGAAAGCATTACTTTACCAAATAGTATTACATATATCGGTGAAAGCGCTTTCAGACATTCTAGTCTTAACTATATAGAAATACCAGGAAGTGTTAGAGAAATTGATGAAGAAGCCTTTGATTATTGTGTTAATCTTACAAGAGTAAATAGTAACGAAGATGGTGTATTTAACATTCCTACTGGCGTTGTTAGTCTGCGTGGTTTTGGATTTTGTGATGGTCTTGTGACTTGCACATTACCAAATACCGTTGAAACGTTTAATAATACATTTAGAAATTGTGTGAATTTACGTTCAATCAATATACCAGACAGTGTTACAAGCCTTGGATTTCAAACATTTAGGGGTTGTACTAGTATAACTAGTGTTGGACCAAAAGGAAGCGGGGCGTCCGTTGAGATTAGTAATGGCGGTGAGAAAGACACTGGTTATGCCACATTTACTGATAGTGATACCCTTAAGAGTGTGGTTTTGCCAGATTGTGTAACAAGAATTGGTAATTATACTTTTTCGGGTTGTTCTGCCCTTGAAACTTGTGTTATTGGTAATGGTGTTAAAATTATCGATAAATATGCTTTCAGTCACTGTAGCAGCCTTACAAGTTGCACTATAGGTAATAATGTTACAACTATTGGATATTGGGCTTTCAAAGGTTGTAGTAGTCTTAGATCAATTACTATACCTGATAGTGTTACAACCATCGGTGAAAGTGGTTTCTGTAATTGTGTTAGCCTTGAAAGTATAGTCATACCAGACAATGTTACAAGCATCGATGATGCAGCTTTTCAATATTGTAGCGGCCTTACGAGTGTGACAATAGGTAGTGGTGTTACAAATATTAATAGTAGCGTTTTTAATAGTTGTAGCAGCCTTACAAGTGTGACAATACCCAACACTATTGGGTACATTGGCTATAGTGCTTTCCATCATTGTAGCGGTTTTACGAGCATTACTTGTCTTGCTACAACACCCCCATACATACCAAGTGGTAGTGGTGCATTTGATGATACCAACAACTGTCCAATCTATGTTCCGTCACAGAGTGTGTCAGCCTATAAATCAGCTTCAGGGTGGAGTACTTATAAATCACGTATACAACCAATATCATAAAAATAATAAAATATAATTTTCAAATATAATGGGACAATACAGTTCATACTGGCTCTACCAACGTTACGAGCAGAGGGGGAGCCAAGATCCTATACCAGTATATCCTAACGTTTATTCAGTAGATGCTGATGGAACAATGCCACCAGTCATAAGGAAAGAATACGATGTGCAGTGCGGTTGGCATTGCGATACAATATACAGGTGGATTACTTTACCAATTGAAGAAGGGTATATGTGCGATATATGCCAATATCAGACAAGATGGGTTAATATGGATGTTTCAACAGATTATTTATGTGAGGGGTTCACAAAATATTATAAGCAGAAATTACAAGAGTCTAATGATTGGGGACAAACCTGGGAAGATGTTACTCCTTATCAATACCAAAAAGGTGACGTAGCGGAAACTTTCAGTAATGATTGCGTTGGAAAATATGAATCACAATATCTTACAATTGTGCCATTAGAGGATGGTGATATACGAATTAAAGTGCAAAATTTTCCGTATTCTAATGAAATATATTTTTATTCAATGGATAGTGGGGCAACGTGGAATATAGGCGATGATGATACTGTAATACCTACTACAGCAGGTAATAAGGTAATGTTTAAAGCAAATCTTTACTACAGAAGTGATAGTACTGATTATGGGGTTTGCAGATTTTTGCAAACAACTGGCAAATTTAACGTTGAAGGTAATCCAATGTCATTGTTAAATGATAGAGATTTCGCAGAAATGAAGAGTTTGGAAGGATACGATTGGCCATTCTTTAAATTATTTGGTTATAATGAAAACGTAGTGTCAATTGAGAATCTCGTGCTTCCAGCCACAACGTTATGTAGAGGTTGCTATGCACAAATGTTTTGCGATTGTTCGTCACTTGTAGGGAGGGCACCAACTCTACCAGCACAAGAACGTGCAGAAGATTGCTATGCTATGATGTTCGATGGATGCCTTGGACTTAATTATATTGAATGTTTATTACACGGCGAGCATATATGTTTAGACGAATGGCTTGGTGATGTTGCACGGGAAGGTACATTTGTAAAAGCAGAAGGCGCTGTCTGGTGTAGTGGCCCTGACGGCATACCAACTACTTGGTATGTGATTGAGGATACCTGTCATACTAATCCAGTTTACAAATGGTTCAATATGGATCCTTCAACGGACTACTACTGCGAGGGTACCACGAAGTACTACAAGCAGACGAAGCGGGTAAGTTATGATTGTGCAATTTCTTGGCAGGATGTGTCACCAGCTGAGTATCAAAAGGGTGACGTGGCAGAAGAAGTAAGTCTAGATTGCGCATCCAACTACAAACTAGTTGCATACTATAGTGATGACGATGATATTATAATTGAATGTAATGGTGATACAGAATTAACGCCTAATGAAACAAAGCCTTCTGGATATCAAGCAACGGCAATGACAAGTGCCGTTATCGGTAATTGTGTTGAATTCATTTCCGATGGTGTTTTCAGTGGTTGTAGTAGTCTTTCAGGTATAGTAATCCCAGATAGTGTTACAACCATCGGTAGATTTGCTTTCCAAGGTTGTGATAGTTTTGCAAGTATAATAGTACCAAGTGGTGTTACAAGCATTGGTGCTGGTGCTTTCTATCAATGTACTAATCTCACAAGTGTGATAATAGAAGGTAGTGGTCTAACAAGCATTAATAGTGATACTTTTAGAGGGTGTAGTAGTCTTACAAATGTGGTGATACCTGATACAGTTACAGCCATTAGTGGATATGCTTTCTATTATTGTAGTAGCCTTACGAGCATAGACATCCCAAGTGGTGTTACAAGTATTAGTTATAGCGCTTTCTTTAATTGTAGTAGGCTCACGAACATAGTCATCCCAAGTGGTATTACAATCATAAATGAAAATG